CCAATCTCCTGCACCTCAAGTTAATAGCGTGAATGGCAATGCAAACGAGGGTGATGAACTAACCCTGTCTGCCCCTATCGGGAAAATCTTCACATCAGTTTTATTCGCAAGTTATGGAACACCAAACGGATATTCAATCGGCGAATGTCATGCACCTAATTCAGTTGAAAAAGTTCTCGAAGTATTTTTTGGTAAAGCAATTGCAACCATTATGGCGGTCAATGATGTTTTCGGTGACCCTTGCGGTGGCACTTACAAATTTTTAACGGTCAGCCTTGCTTATAGCGATGACCCTCAAGCCCCAGAACCCAGCCCCAGCCCTTCGCCAATGCCTTCCTCTGATACTCCGACAGTTCTGAATTCTGAACCATCTCCGAGTCCTTCACCGTCACCAACATCGGAACCATCGCCTTCACCGTCTCCAAGCCCTCTACCTCCCGTAGTTGAGCCTCCTCGACCTGAACCGAGCCCGGAACCTCAGCCGACCACACCTGAACCCACACCTGAGCCATCGCCTAGTCCATCCCCTGATGTTTCCCCGACTCCCGATGAAACTCCCATTCCCGAGCCTGAGCCAGAACCATCGCCGAGCGAGCCTGAGCCAACTCCTTCTCCAGAACCAGAACCAGAGCCTTCACCCGAGCCAAGTCCAGAGCCGTCAGTAATCCCTGAACCAGAAACACCAGAGCCAACCCCGACACCGCCAATAGAAGAACCGTCTGTTGAGCCATCTGAAAACCCTTCTGAATTATTGGATGACATCTTAGCCGATGGAGATGTTTCGGCTGATGAAGTTGCATCAATTGTGGACTCGGTTAATGAGGATGGCAAATTGACCGAGGAAGAAAAGGGAATTGTGGCTGAAGCGCTTGTCGCACAGTTTGAGGGAGAGCCAGTTCCAGCATCAGCACTTGCTGAAGCGGGAATTGATTACGGCGACCTGCCACCAGAGACACCAGTTGAAACCCGCCTATCCGAAAGTGGTGAACCAATCGTCATCACAGCGGAGGTCGCTGATGCCCTTCAGTTGGTAGAGAACCCAGCCGAGTTGGTAGGTGCGATTTTCACCGACCCAGCAAAAGCGCTCATGGCGTTAGGAAACATCGGAGCAGATATGTCCGATACAGAAAGACAAGAATCACAAACAGTAGTTGTTGCCTCGGTCATCGTGGGAGCAATTGCATCACTATCTATCAGGAGGATGTAAATGAAGAACTTCTTCAATGACCTAATCGGTCAGTTATTTACCATGCTGGGTTTCTTTATCGCATGGGTAACCATTGACGGGTCTGCTAAATCAGCAGTTGCCTATGCAACCGTCTGGTGCCTAGGCATCTGGATTCTCACTTACCCACTACGCAGAAACAAGGATGAAGAATGAAAAATATAAATAATGTCTTGATGCGGATTCTCTCAGTATTCGCGGCATCTGGTTTATCAGTCATCGGCGCTGGTTCTCTCTTTGGTCTTGAACCATTGACAGCCGCGCTTATGGCTGGCTTGCTCGGAGTTGCAACCGTGGTTGAATCTCTGGCTCGTTCATTCCTTGATGATGGCAAACTGACCACCGCAGAAATCAACGAAGCCTTCAGCAAGGTGGATAAGAAGAAGGCTTAAGAAACCTTCAGCCTTTCCTTTAGTGCGACAAGGTTTGCTTTCTCGTCTATGAGCCAGCGCTTTCTCGATTCTGGGCAACGGGCTTTGACGGCTCCGTTCTTGCCCACGACCTTTACTCCCTTAAAGTGGTAGGCACCCTGTAAGGCATCGGCAGAGTCTTTGCCTAGGAAGTGTCTGACTAAATCCAGCAGACATGATGCGAATTCTGGTCGGTGTCCATCGAGTTGAGTTAGGTGATGGGCTACCTCATGGAGAATCACAAATTCGTTTCTTGCCCACAGAGGTAATTTGATTACTCGCTTACCGTAGAGGTATGTCGCACACGCTTTACGGCGACCTCGACCATCTAAAACAGTAATGGATGAAATCGAGCCGTAGGTATCTTTGACATATTTACGGGCTAGGACTTTATCGGTGAACGCCTGACATTCTTTCAAGGTCAGGGTGCCTGTGCATTGTTTCAAACCGCTGATGCTCTCAGCGTTATAGAGTTTCCCCGCTTGGTCTTGTATTTTAGGCATACTGCCTCCTCTCCATGTACCATTATACCATACGGGGGTTGGGAATTAACACCAGAGTTCCAGCGTTGAACGGGGCAAGGGGTCAGACACGCCGAGATTAGGTCAATGAAATGAGTTTGCATATCCAACCCCCATAGGGTATCCTCGGGATATAAAGACAAGAGAGAGGCAGACCATGTACGCAAGAGAGACAATCGAAAAAGTTAGCGATAGTCGCGTTATTGTTTTGGAACCGATTATTGAAGAACGATTTGGCAAGCAAGAAGTTGTCAATCAATGGGCAATTGATTATTTCGATGCCTACCCACAAATTCCAGCAAATGAAGTTCGTTCAGGCGATGCTTGCACACTTAGCGTAGGTTCAGATTCTTATGCTGAGAAAGTGAACAATGTGTTTCGCTTCAAGACTGGCGACAAGGCTGGACAAATCAAGGCAATCACAATCAGCGGTGGTCGAGAAGGTGAAATCTTCTACGCTTACCCAATCGTTTGCTACAAGACCAATACAAATCACCCACAAGAGTTCAGCCCTAAGTGCATTGAATGTCAGCAAGAAAAGCATGGGGTTGCAAAGTTTCGTAGAAGCAAGTGGGAGAACCTTTCAGTCCGAGTAGGAAGTGCGGTGAGATACCTTGACCCAAGTTTCTAATCACGAAGAATTGCTCAAGCAATTATTGGCAGAGACCAACGAGCCATTACACCCTGACCTTGTTCCCTATCTTGAAAAAGATGGGGCGCTAGGTCCACAACTCCGTCACCCATTGGTATACCAAGTACCACTTTGGTCAAACGGCAGAGCCAACGCTTATTACGAGCAAAAGAAAAGCGATTTGATTGATGCGGTTTTACATAGAAAGTACAACCGAATCATTTATCTGCATGAGCGCCCGTACCGACTACAGGCGTTTATCTCGATTGCCAAAGATTTGCCAGATGAAACATACTGGTCACTTCTTGCCTCAATCTGGACAGATACAGAAAACGCTTGGCAGAACCTTGAGCAATGGAGAGAACTATTCAGTTCTAGTCGCCCAAAGCGCGAGCGTTTAATGGACAGAGATGAAGTCCTTGCCCTTTCTAGCCTTCCAGATACCGTCAAGGTTTATCGGGGATGCCAAAAGGGAATCAATGAGGATGGGATTTCTTGGACACTCAAGCGCGACAAGGCTGAATGGTTTGCGACACGACTTGGCAAAGATGGCGTGGTGCTTGAAAAAGAGATTTCAAAGAGCGACATTATTGCTGTGTTCACAAACCGAAATGAATTCGAGGTGATTGTATGAAGTGCTACACCTGCGGTTCGGAGTTCCGAATCACTTTCGTAAAAGGTAAGCCGTATTGCTTCCGATGTGAGGTAGATGCCTCACTCGTTGCACTTGGGTTAGTCCGACCAGAAAAGGAGAGAAATCATGTTGGCTAGGTACCTAGAAAAGCAAGGTGGTCGCGTGACAGCGCGTGGCTACAAGGTCTCAGAATGGTTAGATGCCTTGGGGCTATTCCTCCTCATCTTCGCCGTTTTCGGCATTGTGGGGTCAATAGAGAGCGAGAAATGGTTCTGATGTTAATTCCATCATGGAGCAAGTTCAAAGAGCCTCAAAAGGTCTCTGAAGCCTCCCTAGCCCGCATACGCGCCCGCGAGCGCGAGCGCCTTCTATCCGAGGAAGCCGATAAGCGACACGCTCGCCGTAAGGCTCGTTTGGATTTGATTATTAAACCCCAGTAGGTTATACTTACCTTGTAACTACGAGAGAGGAAATAAAATGTCTCCAATAACAGCAAAGCAATCACTCGCTTCAAAAAGCGTTTACGACCTTATTGTGGAGGTTTCAGAAGCGGCAGAACGCGCAGTCAAGGCTTGCCAACCAACACCAATAATTGTTGGTTCTCCATCAACACCACTTGGCAATGATGTAGACCCAAACCAGCAAACTTGGTTTGTTGAAGGTGGAGTCTGCGGATTCGCTTCAGTAGTAATCAAGCCAGCGCGAGGAAAATTCGTTGCTTTCTTGAAGAAGCGCGGAATCGGTGGGGCGCATTATTACGGTGGTTACTCCGTCAGTTCATGGGAGTTTGCACCAAGTATTCGCCGTGACCAAAGTTATGAAAGAGCAGTTGCGGCGGCTAAGGGAGCAGTAGATGTTCTCCAAAGTTACGGCATCAATGCTTATGTGGATGCACGAATAGACTAAATAAAGTTCACCCGCTGGTCGAGCGCCGTTCCGTTCCCAGCGGGTGTTCTATATCCAATTGGTGTACCCTATTTATCGGGTACCCAAGTTCGGTAGGGTAGATTGCCCGATGCTGTCTGTCCTCTCTCATAGACTGGCATTGTGTTGGCTCCCCTACCGAACACCCATTTATTTATTACTCTGGTTGGTTACAATTCCCAGATTTATCTGATACCGTTTATGCAGGTTCGCAAAACACCTACACCTCAAAAGCGAGGTCAGTCCGATACTGACACCACGGAACCGTTACATCCAGTAACGAAAAAATGTTCGCTCCGAACTATGGAGGATTATGCGATTCTATGAAACTATCAAGTTAAAACCTATCCACATAGCGCTAATCAGCGCATTACTGATTACAACCAATCCGCTTCAGATGCCAAGAGACCCTTCTGCATCTGCTGTTGAGATAGTTGTAGAAACTCCAGCACCAAAGCCAGTTCTGGTTGAACGAACACCAGAATCGGCTAAGGAGTACGCCAAAACCCAACTTCATAAATTTGGTTGGGATACACCTAAGCAATGGGCTTGTCTCGTTGATTTGTGGACAGGCGAATCAAACTGGCGACCAGATGCCTACAACAAACAAGCCGTCTACCAGAATGGCGAGCGCCTCCATGCAGGAGGAATTCCGCAGATTCTTGGTCTTGACCCTGACACCACAGTTGAGCGACAAATTGAGCGAGGATTCCTCTATATCGAAAGTCGCTACGACACGCCTTGCAATGCCGATGCTTTTTGGCACCGAAATTTTTGGTACTAGAGTGGGGGCATGGATGATGAACAGAAAAAACCTTCCGCGATAGATAACGCCCTTGCTGAAATAGCAAGAGTCGCTTTCCTTGACCCAGCCATTTGTACGGGCTGGGTCTTGGTAGCGGAATGGACAGATGGAACCTCCGAAGGCTTCTGGACAACTACTTTTGCAGATGACCAGCAACCTGATTGGCGACAAAAAGGATTACTTCATCACGCGATAGATACATGGGGAGAGGACAACCTGTATGACGATGACGATGACGGAGAAGGAGAGACTGGAACTTCTCCAGAAAGTTTTAATTGAAAGATATGGCGAATTAGCGACACGCCAAGAGAGTCAAATCACAGACAATTCGAATAACTAACTCTAGTATTTACACCATGAGTTTATTAGAGTTTATTGATAATGCGCCGTGTCGCAATTCAGACCCGTGGCTCTTTGACCAATACCAATTAGACCTTGCACAGTCTGGTTTGCAGTATTGTCGAAACTGTAAATTCTGGAAAGAATGTGATTCTCTAGTAAAGCCTGAGACTTCGAATTACGATGGAATTGCTGGTGGCAAGGTATGGCGCAATGGCAATTTATTGGCTAGGTTATCTCCTGATTCCCCGTACCCATTGATAGTGAATGAGGAGAGAGAGGTTTTTATTAGTGTTGAAACCGTGGCAGTTCGAGGGAGCGATTTGCTCACAGATTGATACCGAGATTTATTTCCCAGAACAGAACAAAGTCACAGAGGAGACAAAAAAAGCAAAAGCCTTATGCAGTTCATGTATTTGGAAAAAAGAATGTCTGACCTATGCGCTAAGTTATTCGGTGGTCGGTATCTGGGGAGGAACCTCTGCCAGAGAACGAGCAACGATTAGAAAACAATTGAATATCATCCCGATACCTATAAATAAAGGAAAACTCTAATGTCAAATATAACAATCACGGGAAATGTAGTAGCAGACCCAGAAGTTCGTGTAATCCCTAGCGGTAAGTCTGTTGCGAGTTTTACAGTAGTTTCATCAAAATCAGTTAAGCAAGCCGATGGCTCATGGGAGAACACAGACACAACCTTTTGGGATGTGAAGTGCTGGGGCAAGACGGCAGAGAATGTGGTCGAGTCAATCCGTAAGGGTCACTCTGTCATCGTGGTCGGTTCAGCAGTTCAGGAGAATTGGGAAGATAAGGCAACAGGAGCCAAGCGCTCAAAGATTGCCATTACTGCATGGAATGTCGGAGCAGACCTCAAGCGCCATTCATACAGCGTTCCAGTCATCGAGCGTACCGATGGGTCATTCAACCCACCTGCCATAGATGACCCTTGGAGTGCGCCTTTTTAACCAGCGTATAGTATGCTAGGGGTTAATAATTTCCTTACGAAAGGGGAAAATGGTGGCATGGACTGATTACTTCGTTAGCAACATCGCTGGCGCAAAAGTAGTTGTATCTGAGCAAGGTAAGCCATTCGTTTCGCATGAGATTGCTCCACGCGAGTATGTTGAAATCGAAATGACTGAAACTATCTATGAACTTCCATTCAAAATTGTTTTTCGCTCGTTTGACCCAGTAGGGGGAGAACTTGAAAACAGAGTGTACGCTCAAGCAGGTACAAAAGACATGGCTCGCATCTTTGCAAAAGAGATTGCTAACCTGCGTTTGAATTCTATGGAGTTCGTACTAGACGGAGAATAAGTACAAAATTCACTTAATGCTAAAATCATTGGGTGAAAGATGACTACTCTGACCTAAATGGCGGTGGAGTCATGTCCGTTCTCGGAGCCTTTGCTGTGCAGACCCATGAGTTATTCACGGAGTTGCAAAGTGCAGGGTTCAACGAAGAACAGGCTATTAAAATTCTTGTCGGACTAGCATCTAAAGAGTAGAGGGAAACAATGGCAGAAAAGCCAGATTTACAGGAACTCGGCTCTACGGGTTTACGCCGTTCAGGTGGAACGGTTTATGAAGAATTCCTCATCAACCTCCGTGGACTTCGTGGCGCTCGCATTTATCGTGAGATGGCAGATAACGACCCGACAATTGGCTCGATGCTCTATGCAATTGAAAAAGTTATTACACGCCTTGAATGGCGAGTAGACCCATTCTCTGACAATTCAGCAGATGGCGATGTGAAGCCTGAAGATGAAGAAATAGCAGTATTCATTGAATCTTGTTTACACGATATGTCGGATTCTTGGGACCAAACACTTTCTCAAATTCTTTCGATGTTGGTTTACGGATATTCTTACAATGAGATTGTTTACAAAGTCCGTACAGGTCCAGAAGCGAAAGACCCATCTAAGCGCTCCAAGCACACAGATAATAAAATCGGATGGCGCAAGTTACCTATCCGTTCGCAAGAAACTTTGTTCCGCTGGCAGATTGACGAGCGCGGTGGAATTCAAGCGATGGAGCAGACAGACCCATCATCGGGTGGCACTCACATCATCCCTATCGAAAAGGCTTTGTTGTTCCGTACAACCACGGCTAAAAACAACCCAGAAGGTCGCTCAATCCTTCGTAACGCATATCGCCCTTGGTTCTTCAAGCGCCGTATCGAAGAAATCGAAGCAGTCGGTATAGAGCGCGACCTTGCAGGTTTGCCAGTTGCCTATGTACCGCCTGAGTACCTATCAAGTTCGGCTACAGCCGAGCAAGCGAATGTTCTTGCAACAGTTCAAAACATTGTTACATCTATCAAGCGCAACGAGCAAGAGGGTGTTGTATTCCCAACACTTTATGACGATGCAGGGCATAAGCAGTTCGACCTAGTTCTCCTATCTTCAGGCGGTTCTCGCCAGTTCGATACAGACAAGATTGTTCAGCGCTATGACCAGCGTATGTCTATGTCAATCCTTTCAGACTTTATCCTTTTAGGCTCAGACCGCGTAGGTTCTTATGCTCTTGGTTCTACCAAGATGGATTTGTGGTCAATGGCAGTTGATTCAATTGCTAAAAATATCGCTGAAGTATTTAACCAGTATGCGATTCCACGCCTTATGAAACTTAATGGCATGGATGCCTCACGCGCTCCATTCTTAACATACGGAGAAGTAAGCCATGTTGATTTGACTGAGATTTCAGACTTCGTAACTAAGTTGGCTACCGCTGGTGTTCTTATGCCAGACCCTAAGTTGGAAGATTACCTCCGTGATTTGGCTGGATTACCACCTGCTGAGCATGACGGTCAGGAAGCCTATGGCGCTCCAGCAATGCCGAGCGAAGAAGGCGCTACCGCTCCAGAAAACTTCGATGCTCCGCCATCTCTGGAAGAAGAACTGGATATTCCAGAAGGACAGGAACCGCTAGACGGCGATTTGGAGTAGAGCATGGCAATTAGGTTCGGCTCTGGCTCTGAAGGCTCCAGAAATCCTCTAACCGCTGAAGAAGCGGCGATGGCTCGGGTTCTGGTCAATGCAATCCGTAATGCAACGGATAAAATCAAGGTGGCTGAGTTGGCTCGTATTCTCGGGCGACTAGATGCCGATACTTTAGACCGCTTGCTCAGAGCAATCTCAATCAATGGCGATGCCCCAAAGATTGAAGCGCAGTTGCTCAACATCATTGACCTAGGTGGGAAAGATGCGATTAAGGGGCTAAAAGAAATTGCTCCTGTTTTGGCTTTGCCAGCATTTACCCCTACCCAAGTTCGAATTGCAAACCCTGAAGCCATGGCTAACATGGATTTCACAAACATTCCTAATTGGGCAAGAGTTAATCCAGAGCCAATCGCCTTCAGCCTTTCTTTCAATAGAACCAACCCTAATTCCCTAGCCTTTGCATCTCGCAGAGCAGGTGAGTTGGTAACCAGCATTGATAACCTCACACGCGAGGCAATCCGTAAGATAATTATTGATTCTTTCAATGAAGGCATTGATGTAAGGCGAACAGCAGTTCGAATTAAAAACATAATTGGTCTCCATCCTAAGTGGGCTGATGCCGTTCGAAAGTTTGAGATTCGAGAACTAGACCGTTTAATTAAGGCTGGTATCAAAGAGGCTCAAGCAATCGAACGCGCCCAGAAAGCAACCACAAGATATGCAGACCGCCTCAAGAGCGCTCGCGCTAAGACAATTGCTCGCACAGAGATTCAGATAGCCCAGAACGAAGGGCGAATGGAAGGCTATCGCCAAGCCGATGAAGCGGGATACATAGACCCAGCAACTA